GCTGATGCGACGGTGCTATTCATCCAAAACCGCATCCACAAGGACAGCGTGATTGCTCAGGTGGCCGACCGTAGATCGGAGCTATTGCTAGGGGCCACCATCACGCAGGAACCCGCTGCCCACGACCTGCAATGGGAACGCGACGTGATTGACGGTGAACCCCGCTATCGCGTCACTGGGGGCCGTCCAACGTGGCCAGAGGGCCAAGACTTGGCAGTGATTGAGCGACAGATTAACCAGTGGACGCTTCCGGTGTTTCTGCAAGAATCGCAGCATGAGGATGCGCCGGATGGGGGATTGTGGAAACGGGAGCGCGATATTGACCCCTACCGCATTGGCACCGCACCGCCCACCATGTCCCGCATCGTCATCGGCATTGATCCACCGGGGGGCGCTACGGAGGCGGGCATTGTGGCGGTTGGCAAAACCCATGATGGCCATTTCTATGTCTTACATGATGACTCTGGCCACGGCACCCCCGCTGAATGGATGCGCCGCGCCGTTGAACGCTACTGGGTATTGAGGGCCGATACCCTCGCCGTTGAAACGAATTTCGGCGGTGACATGGTGAAGTCAGGCATTCGCAGTATTGATCCACGGGTAGGCATCAAAGAAGTGAGGGCTAGCCGGGGCAAGCTCGTAAGAGCCGAGCCTGTCCATCAATTTTATCAAGAGGGCAAGGTTCACCATGTCGGCGTGTTCCCAGACCTTGAGCGAGAACTGTGTACATGGCAAGTGGGGATGAGTTCACCAAATCGCCTTGATGCGTTGGTGTGGGCCATCACAGAATTAATGAGTGTAGGCCGACAATACGGCGAAGCTAGGGCACACTGGTGATGTAGGCTAAACTTGAGCCATGCAATACTCCAGCTTTTCCAGTACCCGCCGCGCTGATAATTACAGCGACCCTAGCCAGCCAAACTATCGCCCTGCATGGTGGCGACGGTCGGTAGACCATTGGCAAAAGACGCTGGACTGGACGGGTTTTCTAGACGACCCAGACTTCAAAAATATCTACTTGTGTGAAGTAGCAGGTGAGTTTGCGGAAGACCGTCTATCGCGCATTATGGCGGAAGACCCGGAGCCATTCTTCAAGGATGCCGTCAGCGACCATGCTTCGATCTTTACCCAGTTTGAAATTGCTGAGGATGCCCCCGAATCCCTGATCGAAAATCAGGACAATGTAAACCTTGAAGGGGCCGACCTTTGGCAATGGAGTATGGAACCCCTACGGGCTTTGTTCCGCGATGGCGGGGCATTGGTGGGGACAGACATCGACCGCAACGTAGTTCAGGGTCAACGTCGGCCCCGGTTAATTTGGGTGCCCCTGCGAGATGTGTATTGGGTGGAATATCGCAGCTTTGGCGGGGTAGCGGTGTTTGCCCGGTGTGCTATCCGCAAAACCATCAACACACTGGGCAATGATGGGGCATTGCAGCAGCGTAGCCAGTTCTGGGTTTACGAACTTGACGACCAACGCCGTTGCACACTGACGCTGTGGCAGGAAGACGACAATGCCAAACTCATTCCCCTAGAGTCGGTGTTTCTGGTAGATGCCGCCAACCGCACGCTAGACCGACTGCCATTAAGCGATAAGTTGTGCTTCATGGGCGATCTAAACATGGATGCGGAGCGGCTGATTATGTCGCCCTTTGCTGATGTGCTTAGCCTCAATATCAAGCACTACAACCAAAGCTCAGAGCTTAGCGCCATTCGCCGCAAAACCGCTTGCCCTACACCGATCCGCTATTGGGCCAATGGTGTGCCCGACCCGGTGCCGCCCTTCTACGCAGGCAGTGGCAAAACTCAAGACTATGCAGCGGGTTCGAGCGTTGAATACCTGGAATTGAATGGACAGAGCATTCCAGAGTTGCGGGTTGGGGTTGAGGAAACTGAGCGCAAAATTAAGGAGCGGGACAATAAGCTTTTCCACTCTAGCGGCAATATGTCTGCCACCGAAGCCGACATTGAAAACCAAAAGGCTAAGGTCGGGATGCCTTTAATCAAGGCCGTGATTGAAAGCGCTTACCAGGATCTGTTCACTATTTGGGAACGCCTTGCCAACCCCACGCCAGCAGAGAGGGTTGGCAGCATCATCATCGACGATACGGCCCTAGATGCGCCCCCCAACCCGACCGACATCATTCCCTTCATGCAGGCCATTGATCGGGGCATTGACCCCAATGCCATCATTGCCGCCATGATTCGTCGGGGGCTGTTGACTAAGGAAGATTTTGAGCAGGCCGAAACGATGGCCGTCGTTAATCCTGCCCTACCCACCGACCCTGATGAGGTGATTATCTGATGGCTTTCCTAGCTGGCGACCGTGAACGCCTCTGGCGTTGCCTTAACCTATCCCGCGACCAACTTAAGGACGGCTCTCGGTTGGCGGTGCTGATGACTGAGCTTGAGCAGTTTGATGCCGCCAACGGCACTACCCTAGTTGCCACGGTGCGCGAAACCCTAGACATCTGGGAAGAAGCCACCGAATCTTTGCCCGCACTACAAGCCAATGATGCCTATCGGTTGATCGACATTGACCGAGAGGCACGATTGGAGACCTATGGCCCCGGTGCTGCTAGTGCCGCTACCCAAGGCAGGCGGGCGGGCTATGTGGCGACTATCCTTAAAATTCTGGATGAGCATGATCAGCTACAGCCGTTCATCATCACAGGTCGGGTACTGAGGACGCTGTGAGCGAACCGTTTATTCCCACAGATGCGCAGCATGGGCGGTTGAGCGAGGATGAGTATGCCGCCCTTGCCTTGATAACTCTTGGCTTGTTGCATCGCATTGAACAAGAAAATATGTTGCCCTCACAGGATGAAGTAGATACCTACATTCAGCGTACCCAGGCTGAAATTAGAGCCCGCATGATGCCACCCACTGAGGCTCTGTTGGCGGGTGATGCGTCATTGGCAGAGTGGGAGATGGCCATATCAGAGGGCGTGGTTAATGCGGTGATTCTGGGTCTGTTGCTGGCCAGTGGTGGGGTGGATGGGCTTCGCAACACCCAAGATCCTAGAGCGGTGTTGCAATTCACCAAAACGGCCCTCGCTGCCGATCTGCGAGGGGTGCGCTTTAGCGCCGACCGCATTGCCGCAGGGGATATGTCCCCGGCACAAATTTTGGCCAGCCTAGATCGGCGCAGTGGTAGCCTATTCCGAAATTACAGCAGCGCCGTGTTGGTTTTAACGCTGATGTCTGGACAGGCCAATGAAGGCATTCGGCGGATGGGCAGCCAGCATCCTTGCCCTAATTGCCCAGACTATGAACGACCTAATTGGACACCACTGGAAGAAATTATTCCCCCTGGCAATTTGTGCCTGTGTCAGCTTCATTGCAAATGTACGTTGGTCACTCGGTATAACCCCGTGCGGGCTTTGCAGAATTTGACAGGGGGAAGCCTCACCAATCGAGTGCAGCGGGCCGCGCAATATCAAGCGGAGGTAGAACAGCAATGGCTTAGCAGTTGGGTAAAACGGGGCTAGAATTGGGATAGTTTCTAGGTTTGTTAGCCCATGTTGAATTGCTACATTGCTGATGGTTTTTGGGATGGTATTTGCCGGGTTGATATTGACCCACCCAGCGAGGGCGGCGCATCCTTAGAAGCCGACATCCAGGCACCCACGGGAGGATTTAGTCAATCGGAGATTGAAGCACTCAAAGCCGAGCTTGCGGCAAAGCAAAAAGCCCTCGACAACGCCCGCCAAATTGAGCGGCGTTACAAGTCCCTTGAAGCTATTGTTGGCGACACCAACCCCGAAAAATTGCAGGAATTGCGAGACGCAGAACAGCGCCTTAAACAGGAGCAGGCTGAACGAGAACGCCTAATTATTGAGGCCAAAAACCAGGTCACTTCAGAATATAAGGGCCACATCGATGAACTGCAAAAGCTCAATACCAAGCTAGCCTCTGAGCAGCAACAGGTAGCACTGACTTTTGAGCTATTCAAAGAGTTTAACCAGGCCGAGGGCGATGGCACTAAGTTTGATGGATTTGTCACCCTATCTCAGGGGCTTTTTCATCGAATGGATTCTGGCGAAATCCAGGTAAAGGATGCCAAGGGGCGCATTGTCACGACCAAGGATGATGATGGCACTTTACGCCCTGCCATGCCCAGGGAATTTATGAAGCTGCTGATCGCAGGAAAATTAGACAACGACTACGACATTCCCAATGCTGATTTTCTAAAGATGAGCTTTGCCCCCTACAACAAAGCAATGGGGGCGGGCATTCCTAGCGGCAACGGTGCGCCCATGCCAAAAGACCTCAGCAGTCTGTCTCAAGCTCAGCTTGGGTCGTTAATTTTCGGTGGCTAGGCTACTATTGAAATAGCCCACGGTGAGATGCCACGGGCAACCACAACGCGAGATGCGGAAAATCATAGGCGAGATGCCGACCGGATGACCGGACACCAGGCGAGATGCCATGTTTAATCCTTTTCCTTTGAGGTTGCCCTATGGCTACGATGACGTTGCTAGAGTACAAAAAGCTCAGCACTAACCCTACTCAGATTTTTGTTATCAATGAATTTCTAGGCTCCCGCCTGTTGCAGGTTTTACCTTTTCGGGATGTGCAAGGCGGCGGCTTGTTCTACAACACCACGGCACGCCTTCCTGGTGTGGGCTTCCGTGGCATTAACCAAAGCTTTGATGACGATGCTGGGGTAATGAATCCTCAATCTGAAGCGCTAAAGCTATTCGGCGGCGACATGAAGGTGGATGTGGCCCTAGTAGATCGCCACGGGCAAACGGCCCGTCAGTCCCACGTACAACTAAAGCTTGAAGCGGCTCGTCTGCGGTTTGAAAAGGCATTCTTTAAGGGCGACTCTTCCCTATCTCCCGAGGAATTTGATGGGCTGCAAAAGCGCATCACGGGCAACCAACTGATTGCCAATGGTGCCGACAATACCGGAAACGTTTTGAGCCTCAATTCCCTAGACAGAGCCATTGACCAGGTGCAGGCAGGCAGCGGGCGCAAGTTTTTGTTTTGCAACGACACCGTTAAACGTCGCCTAGAACAATTCTTTCGGGCTAGCGGGGCTGGGATGCTGCGCTACCAGGTGTCTGAACTGGGTGAAGAGGTGATGTTCTATCGGGGCTGTGAGATCGTCACCATTGAGGATGACGAGCAAGGCAACCCCATCCTGCCATTCAGCGAAGCCAGCCCCGACGGCACCAGTGCCACCGATTGCACCTCGGTCTATATCGCGCGGTTTGGCGACCTACTTTGCACGGGCATTCAAGGGCCAAGCAACGGCGTCAACGGCATCTATGCTGAAGACTTTGGCCGCATCCAGGAAAGCCCTAACTACCTTACCCGCGTGCATTGGGATTGTGGCATGGCTATCCTCAATGGTCGTTCTGTCGCCCGTTTGTACGGCATTCAAGACGGTGCCGCCGCCGCCTAACTTTGCCCGATTGATTCTGACCTATTCCCTTGATTGAGGATTTGATTATGTCCCTTCCCAATATGGCCGACCGTCGTGCCTATCCGTTCGATAAACGACTCGAATTGCGCGACTATGGGGCCGCTGCCCTTTCCGCTACTGGTTCATCTACCGGGATTGAATTTGCCGTTCGTGACTTTGACCTAGCCAAAGTCATCATTGACCATGGGGCTATTAGCGGCACACTAACCTCCGGTACCAATTTCTGGACGATCACGGTTGAAGTTTCTAATGTGGTGGGCGGTACCTATACCCCCATGATTAGCACTGGAGAATTGACCGCCGTTAAATCCCATATTGAACTCCCGATTTCTGGATTGCTAGCCACTTACAAGGATGCTGACGCGGCGTTTATTCGCGTTACCGCAACCAAGGGCGGCACCATCGGCACCCTAACCTACGGCGCTTACATCGTTCCTGCCTAACCTACTGGGCTAAACCATGAAACGACTCTACAGGGGAGGCATTACCTCCCCTTTACTCCATGAAATTGACGCTATTGCCTGGAAAGCCATGGGCTGGACAGAAACCCCTGAACCACCCCCGACGCTGCCCAGCGTAGCCCCCGCGCCAACGATTGACCCCCCACAGTCCATCGCCACCGATTCAACCCCTGCTGCCCTTACCCTGATCAACGGCTCCGACGTGGCCCGCGATGTAGCGATTATCCCCACCATTGGCCAGGGCGCAGCCAAGGTGCTGATTGAGAATCGCCCTGACGGGGGCTATGCCAACCTAGAGCAAGCCTGGGAACTGAACCCGGCGCTGTTCGAGGGACGCTATAAGGTTGACCCTGAGGCCGTAGCTCAGTGGGCAGGCTAAACTAGAGCGAATCCATGATAAGTCCTTAGCCCGCTGAATAGGCGGGCTTTTTGTTGTGCCAGTAATGTGTTCCACTAATTATTTGACATGTCACGGTCAAGTGTGGCATATTGA